ATGCTATACGAAGCTCGGCCTGACCCCTCCTGGAAAGGGCGACGAGATTGTAGAGGGAATGGCGCAGGATGCGATGATGGGAGGCGGGGGCGGTTTCCCCTTCCGCGACCAGCGGGACATCAAACTCCGCGAGGGCGCGGGTCAGCGGTTTCAGTGACCGCAAGATAAACGAGCCGGGGACCGGCTTGACGACGATGAGGACGACGAGGACGATGAGAACATTAAGGTTTAGGAGAAAAAGATGAGACTGTCACCAGGCGCAAGAGAATACATCACAAACGGTATCGCCAAGAAGTTCGCGGAGTTGGTGCAGCACAAGTTCCAACCGGAGCGAGGCGAGTTCGGGCGACGGCAGCTTGCCACGGGCGAGCCAAAGGAGCCTGTCGACCACCTGGCCGAGGCCGTTCAGGAGTTTGTCGATATGCCTCCCGGAACAGCCGACCCAGGCCTGCAGCGGGTGGCGCAGAATGCTCTCAACAGTCACCAATCAGGACAAAGCACATCGGGGGGGGGCAACCCGGAGATGCAACTATTTGATGCGCTGATGGCTGTTCAGGAGGCCGGTGGCCCTGGACACGACATCGCAACAAAGGCTCTCGAACAACACGATGTCTATCTGGACGAGGAGCTTGCATCGTACGAGGCCGGGCAGGGTACGGCAGCGGAGCAGGCCGACGACGCGGAGTCGCAACAGGCTCCCGCGCAGGAGGAGGAGAGGCCAGATGGACCTCCGCAGTCGGAGGGCGCAGAGAATGCCCTGACATCAGCCGTCGTGGAACTTCACGAGAACCCAGATGATGGGACCTTGGGGCAGCAGCTATACGAGGCGATGGAGGACTACGCTAACGAGAGAGGCTTGGTGTTGGAGCCAGGGCCGGAAGGCGGGGTTACGCCCACCACCGCACCGGAGGCACACCTCCTGGAGGCTGCGTTGAACTACGCAGAGAACCCTGGAGACCAGGGCGCGTATGATACTGTCGAGGAGCACGACGCTAAGGTCGCAGCGTACCGCGCAGGCGATTATTCGGTCGAGGAGGAGTATACCCAGGAGGCCCAGGCGGGCGCACCCTCCGCAGAGGACCAGGCCGATATCGAGAAGGCATTGGAGATGTCGCCGGTAGGCCCAGAGTGGAGCGACGAGGAGGCCAAGGCCTATTTAGAGAGGGCAGAGATGGAGCTGGAGCGAGACAAGGATATGGCGACCAGCGACCAGCCCGAAGACCGCGAAGACTATGCCACGCAGGTGGAAGACTATAAGGCCACGCGCCAGCAGGCCGGGCTGGACCCCGAGGGCGAGCCAGGCGACCGAACCCCCGCAGGCGGTAAGGGGCAGGCAGAGGACCAGCCCTCCGGCAAACGCAAACGCTGCGAGACGGGGACCCACAAGGACCCCAAGACCGGCCAGTGCAAACCTATCCAAGGCCTGCGGGAGTACATCACCCACGGCATTCAGATGCGGTTCGCGGAAATGGTAAAAAAAAACTTGGTGACGCATAAGTTTAGCCTGGCAGATAACTTCGACCTCGTAACTTTAATCCAAGCGCACGCAGAGTTTGCCAGCGAGGAAATAGATAAGCCTCACGCTGAAGTCCAGATAGACGGGTCGGCAACAGAGAAGGCATTGGAGTCGGCCCTGGAGGGCCTGGACGCGGATGACCCGCGTCGCGGACCCATCGAGGACTTTATCAATGAGCCACACGAAGAGGGGGTGGTTTCTGATGCGTTAGGGGCCGTGGGACTTGACCCCGACACCGGACAAATTCTCCCGAACTTTCCTCCCCCTCCCCAGGACCCTGCAGATGCAGCCTTGGCAGAAGGACTCCTCGCCCTCGTCAAAGACCCCGATACGGACAGCTACGGAGCTGAGGTTGGCGCGTCCGCACTGATGTCCGGCGACCCTGAGAAGATGGTGGGGGCGTTAGAGACGGTCCTCGATGACGATGTAGGCTCAGATTGGAACCCGGCAGTGCAGGAGATGGCGCGGGGCATCCTGGGCGAGTACGAGGCTGCTGGCGGGCAGGGGCAGGCCCAGGACGAGCCTAAGAAGAAGTCCTCCCGGTGCGAAAAAGGCACGCGGAAAGACCCCAAGACCGGTCAATGCAAACCGCACCACGGGAGGGATGCATCGAGCGTCCTCCTGCGGGATGCCCTGGCCCATCACCTGCAGGAGAAGTTCACCGAACGCCTGCAAGCCATTATCAAGTAGGAGAAACAATGCCAAGCCCATCAGTCAATTGCACGGAGTGGATTGAAGAGGACATCTCGTCCGCAAACGACGACGAGGTCACCTTCACAAGGTAGCGCAGCCGGATGCCCGCGAATACCTGCAACTTCATCAGGCCGATATGCGAGGCGATGCCGGAGAGGGCCTGGAGAGGACACTCGGCCTTTATCGTCGGCGGGGGAACCTCCCTGCAGGGCTTTGACTTCACCCGTCTCGCGGGCGAGCTTACCATCGGCATCAATGCCGGAATGTATCTCGAGCCTCCTCCGACGATAGCCTACGCTGCCGACATCCGGTTTATGCAGATGGTCGAGAAGGAGGGGTCCTGGCTGAAGCTCCCGTCGATGCGCCTGGTTCACAATGTCGTGAGCGAGCAGGCGAGCACGGGGATGCTGAAGCCCGAGACTGTGGCGACGACCTGGAAACTCCCCGTCGGGAAACCGCGTGCGTGGGGGCGCAGCCTGGAGGAGGGCGTGGCTGCATTCAGTTTCTCCGGGGCCGTCTGCCTCAACCTTGCCGACATCCTGGGAGCCTCCCCCATCTACCTGCTCGGTTTCGACTGCTACAAAACACCCATAGCCTCTAACTGGCACGAGCGATACCCGGAGGAATGGGGAACAGCGGAGTGTATGTATAATAAGTTCAGGCGCACTTTGAATGCCCTGGTGGGACAGTTAGAGGGTAAAGCCTTCCACCTCCGCGACCCGGATGCCCCGCCGTCGGGCGCGGACGCGTTCCCCTCCCTGAGCTACGATGATGTTTTACCGCCTGCCCCGGAGCCCCACGAGATAGACAAACGAAAGACGACCGATGTTTGCATTCGACCTGTGGGGTAAGCACCCAGGAGAGACCATTTACATCGTCGGGACCGGCCCCTCGCAGAGGCTTTTCCCCATAGACTTCCTGGAGGACAAGACGACCATCGGCCTCAACCAGGCGTGGCGGTATGCCCCGATGACCTACAGCATCACCGTTCACCCGGAGCACCTCTGGGACCATAACCTCGCGGAGGGAGCGAACCCCACGAAGTGGGTGGTGACGAGTATGCGTAAGAGGTCAGCGGTGCGATACACGACTCACCCGGAGACCGGCCATAAAAGAAAACACGACATCTGGTTTTCCGCGCAGCACTGTGAGCACTATGTTTTCGACCCGGTGCAAGGGGCGCAGGCCCTGGACGAGCCTGCGCTGCTCTCGACCGGTGGCTCCGACAACAGGCTCTACCAGGCGCACGGAGTTCACAACTCCGCGATGTGGCTCGCAGCCCGGATGGGCGCGAAAACCGTCATCGTCGTCGGCTGCGATATGACCGACCTGGACGGGGAGCATCACGCGCACGAGCAGCACATCCGGTGGTGCGGGGCCTCGCCCGAGGATGCCTATAAAGAGTATCGGGACGACGCATCCGACACCAGGAAACGCCTGCGGAGCGTCGGGGTCTCCGTCCTGACCCTCACGCCATTCCTCGGCTGCGGTCACGCGGAGGAGGACTACCAGAGACAGAAAAACGAGAGGGGCCTGGAGGCTCTACCGGAGCCAGAGGACATCTCTCCCTACACCAGGCCTGACCTGGGAAAGTTTAGCTGATGGGATACGGCGACGACATTATGGCGACGGCCCAGATACGGCAGGCCCGCCTGGAAAACCCCGACAAGCGTATCTGGGTAGGCGACGGGACGACCGCGATGTGGTCTCCGGTGTTTGACCATTCCCCTCACCTCTGCCGGGTCGGGAGTCCTCGGCCCGGAGACATCTGGGTCAAAAACTACACGGGCCACCGGCCCTACATCGACTACCCCAACAGCGTCAATGGACGCTGCGCCTTCACCGATTGGCGGGCCGAGCCTGGAGAGTTGTTCTTTAACCACATCGAGGAGGTGGCCTCCGCGAAAGCGATGAAAGACGCGGGCCTCGAGCGTAAGCAATTCATCGTCGTGGAGCCTCACATCAAGGGGGGCTTTGCAGCCACCAATAAAGACTGGGGCTGGCATAACTGGGTGGCCCTGATGAGTGTCCTCTACGACCTGGAGGTCGCTCAATGCGATTATGGCAAACCCATCCTCGAGGGCGCAGTCAGGGTGGCGACCCCGAATTTCCGTATCGCCTGCGCGGTCCTCCGGCACGCTGCAGCTATCGTAACGACCGACGGGGGTCTGCATCACGCTGCTGCTGCCCTGGGCGTACCGGGCGTGGTTATCTGGGGGGGCTTTTCATCTCCGAAGAATGTGGGGTATGATATCCACGAGAACATCTATGTCGAGGACGACGATACGCCCTGCGGGAGCAGGAAGGACTGCGAGCATTGCCGGGCGAAGATGGAGTCAATTAAACCCTTTATCGTAGGAGGCTGTTTAGAGGAATGTTTAAACGAGCAAAGGACAAAGAGCTCATCCCGCGTATCGTAATCGGCGGGGGCGCGGATGATAAGGTCCCGGCCCTGGTGACGGAGTTTTCCATTCGCCAGCGGACCTGGGATAAGGAGGTCGTCATCATCCACACGCACGACCTGGAGAGGCCGATGTTCGAGGTGCATCGTAACCCGACGCAGTTCAGCCTGGTGCGGTGGTGGATACCGGAACTGTGCGGATACCAGGGAAAGGCCATCTACCTCGACTCCGATATGGTTATCCTGGATAACATTGCGAAGCTCTACAACATCCCGACGATAGACTTTCAGGCCCATCCCAATGAGAGTCGGGCCGTCCTGCGGACCCCGGACCCGAGCGTAATGCTCATCGACTGCGGTCACGAATTCACGCAGAATTGGAACGCCTGGGATATCCGCGATAAGGTGGATAGCGGAGAGATGCGATACCACGAGATGTGGGGCAGCACTAACTTTATGCCTCTCGAGGGCCTGGGCGAATTGCCCGAAGAGTGGAACCACCGCGACCACTACGAGGAGGGCGTAACGAAAAACCTGCACTACACTATGCTCAAGACGCAGCCCTGGAGGGTAACGCAGGTTCATCCCCTGGAGAAGATATGGGTGGACGAGTTGGTGGCAGCGTGCAAGGCGGGCGCGGTGAAACCATCGGACCTCGTAGCCTCGCCATTCTATGTTAACATTCGTGAGTGCCTGGCCCGATGCCAGCCTGCGTACCTGGAGGAGATAAGTGAAGAAATTACGAACGCCGGATGCCGAATTTGATATGCTCGAGGGCAAGGCCATCGGGGACTTCTCCGATGCCTTGACGCAGCACATCAGGGCCATCGCCTCCGCGAACCCGGAGAGGCGAGACCGCAGCCTGGATAAGCTGGCGGTGCTCTTTGGCGATATGATGGCGTGGGGTGACCTCCTCGGTCGTCGGCGGTCGGTCCTGGAGGCCGAGGCGGTGGAGAGTCGGGAGTCTGCGGAGGCCAAGATGTACTTTGCCGAGCGTCCGATGCAGACCTCTGCAAGGACCCCGCACCGGCTACCCTGGAGGCCCTACGATGTTCCCGGCCTGACGACGGTGAGTTTCCAACAGGCAGCGGAGGACCTTGCGACGCGGGTCCCGTCCCTCGCGGTTCCCAGGGGAAACGAACCCCTGTATATGGCGGTCCAGCGGATGTACCAAACCGAGCACGCCTTCGGCCTGGCCCGCGCAGCCGACCTCGCCCTGACGGGTCGCCTGGAAACGGCGATGCGGATGACGGCCACGACCCAGGAGGCCCTGGTGAGGTCTATGCAAGGGGGTCTGACGGGCAGTCAGTTTGAAACGGCGATGGCCGATATGCAGGGTTTTTCAGCCTCGTATTCTGAAGTCGTATTTCGCAATAATATGAAGCGAGCCTATACCCAGGGACGGGATGCCCAGGTCCAAGAGGACCCGGTGGTGGGCTATGTAATCCCGGCGAAAATGTATAGTGCCATCAATGACGACTCCGCACGCGGGAACCACCTGGCGTGCGACGGCATCGTGGCTCCGCACGACGCACCGATATGGAAGAGCCTGTCGATACCCTTGGGGCATAACTGCCGGTGCTCCTTCATCTCGATGTCGCGGGGGCAGTTAAAGAGGAAGGGCCTCCTGGACGAGAAAACAAGCATCGTGAAAACCCTCATCCCGCAGAAGTTCTACTCAGGCGTGCGGGACCCGGCGACCGGCAAAACGATGAAAGGAGGCCCAGACCCCGGTTTCGGTTCGGGGCCTGGACCTCAACCCTACTCCGGCCCGCCTGGACCACAGGCTCCTTCGGAGGCGTGGCAGGGCGTGGCCGACCGGCTCGGCGGTTAGGGCGAGCCTTTCTCCTTCCTCTTCTCGTCGTTGGTCTTGGGGTCGCCGTTGTTGAACCCGGTTTTACATTCGCAGCCCTTTTCGGTGTCCCCGCAGTCCTCGCAATGGCAATAGGGGCAGACCTCGTATCCCTGCCCCTCGAACTCCGTCTGCCAGGCGCACCCGCACGACTCGCAATTGTCACATTCGCAGTCCCCGCGAAGCTCTCCGCATTGGCGACAGACCTGCCCGCCTGGAAAACAACTACTGCAAAACGGGTCCCCGCACGGCCCGTAGTAACTTGCGAACCCGCGACACCCGCCTTTGGTGGAGGCCCATCTCTCGTCAGGCATCGTCGCCCTCCCTGGACAGCCATTCGGCATCGACCTCTATCTGCAGGCATCCATCTACGGGGAAAACCACACACTTCGCGGTTCCCGCATCCGACCGGTTCGTGGTGTAGCCCCGGAAGTTTACCCGGCTCTCGTAATGCTCCGTCCCCTCGAGGTGGGGGCATCGCATTATTAATATGTCGTGAACACTAAAGAGTTTCCGTTTCTCGTCGCTCATCCGTCCGTCCTTTCTTTGGTCTGGTTATGGTAGGCCCTGAGTGCCTCGGCCTTGCTCTCCACCTCAGAGAGCACCTTGATGTCCAGCCAGCCATTAATGCCTCTGGCGTGTGGTCCGTCCGGCTCGTTGTCGAGGATGCGGTTCGCCTCCCCCAGGAGCGAGAGGAGTTCTTTCGCTGCCTGGTTGATGCGGTTCGCTCTGGCCTGACCGCCGTTCCTCTTCAATTGTTGCATCCTGCGCTCCGCGTCGCTCTGCATCGCATTGCTAATGGTCATCCGTTCATCCTTTCCATTACGGTCTTGCAGACCTTGCCAAGGTAGTCTCGCAGGGCCGGAAGGCATATGGCCTTGTCAATGACGGCCTGCCTGGAGGTTTCCGCGACCGCAGCAGCCTTGTCTAAGACTGCGGGCAGGGCAATGGCCTCCGAGGGCTTCAGCTTCATCAGCGTCGCAAGTTTGAAAATGGTCATCCGTCTGTCCTCCGGGTTGTGGGGGTCCGTCCTGGACCCCCATTGGTTTCCGCGTTAGCGAGTCAGCTTACTCAAGGAGTCTGCGACCTCCTCGCAATGCCAGTCCTCAAGCCCTGTCTCGTTCCGAGCGATGCGTCGCTCTTCAGCCGTCCGGGTGTTCCGGCTGGCGAGGGCCGAGAGCTCCGTGTCGAGCCTGCCGAGGTTGTACTGTTCGAGAAATGCCTCGAGGCCAATGGCCTGGGGCTTGCAGTCTCTGGTCTCTCGGTTTCTGAAGGTAAGGTCTGCGCTCTCGACCAGGCTGCGAAGCTCCGCGACCTTCGCATTAATGTCCTCGGCCAGCCTTTTTCCCATCCGGGCGTTAAAAAGGTCTCTCTCGTCTTTCATCCGTCTGTCCTTTCTGGGGCTTTGCCCCGCGTGGTGTTGTTCAACTGCCGTCATTATGCCTCTTGGGGCTTTTATTGCAAAACAAATACCCTTTAACTTCAGGTATTTTATCCTGCGGTGTGTGGCCCCGACGCTGCCCCTGGACGGCTATCGCTTGACGATGGCCTCTTTGGGTTTCGGGAACTTGAGCGTGGAGTCGCCAAGTGCCTCTTCATAGCGGTCGCGCAGGACGGTCGCATCGATGAGCGTGGTGTAGGGAGCGAGGGCCTTGGGAATTTCGATATCCCCGCGCCCGCCCTGGACCGCGACCTGCGACCCTTTGTTCTGCTCGATGATAATCGCTACGACCCGGAGACCCTTGGTGGCCTCGAGGAGGGCGTGGCTCAATTGGCTCACCAGATGGGAGGCGACATCGATGGGCATCCCTTCGCGCTGAATTAGGTAGGAGGAGATAGCCAGGGCAGCGACCTCCTCAGAGCAGAGGCCACCGAAAATGGCCGTCTCGCAGGGACCGGCCTTGTGCATAGCCCGCGCACGAACCAGCGCACGCATCAGGTCCGACTCGATACCGCACTGCCGACAAAGCTCCCGGTCGGTCAGGGCGATACGCCTGGCGGGGTCTACCTTCATATTGTCGAGGTCGACAATTCTCTGCTTCATCTTTGCTCCTGGATTAAAACGGGCCACCTCCGAAGAGGTGACCCGCAAAGGACAGACGGGCGAAAACCCATCCGCAGGAAATATTACTCGTAAACTCGCCAATTGACAACTGCTCGATGGAGCGTAGAATTTCCTCACGATGACAATTCCCGGTGGCAACTACATCGCAGAGCAGAACCACGACGGCACCTTCACCATTAAGGGCGTGCCGATTATGGCCGAGCTGCCTGAAGGCTCGCGGGAGAATGACGAGATAATTTCGACCGAGTGGTTTCGCTCCTGCCTTCGCAGGCACGCTATGCTCGAGAAGGACCAGGGGTATTTGGCTCCTTGTCACTTGAACCACCACGACCTCGGGCGCGAGACCCCGCGCATCGGTTTCCTCCGTCCCACCGAGGTCGGCAGCGTGATGCAGGACGGCCTCCAAGTCCCCGCGCTCCTGGCTGACATCGTCGGTCTGAAGGAAGAGCACCTGGAGGCAATTCAAAACAACGACCTCGCCTATCGCAGCGTGGAGATATCCTCCTGGGACCGGCCACCAGAAATTTCAAGTCTCGCCCTGTTAAGTGACGAGGCCCCGTGGTATAAATTACCGCTACTTAATGTAAGTGAAATAAGACCAGCCCCATTTGAAGAAGTGGGAGCTTGTACTTTTGAAGATGAGATGTCGCCTCTCGTAGCAATGCGAGGTGAGTCGGCTCTCTTGTTTAGGTTTCAGGAGAAAAAGATGCCGAGGGATACCAAGACCGAACTCGCCACCCGCCGAGGCCGTAGGCAGAAGTTTGCCAATGGCAATGGCGACGATAACGGAAACGGAAAAAAGAAGGACGACGATGATTCGGACGACGATTCCATCAAACTGCAAGAGGGTACGGATGCCATCGCACAGCAGGTCGCTGAACTCATAGCTGAGTTTCAGGGCCAGCTACCGGACCTCATCGGGTCATATTTGGACGGCCTCATCCCCGCCGAAGGGGGAGGTATCGAGGAGGCCCTGGACGCGCCCTTGGAGGAAGAAGAGCCTCTCCCCATTGAGCTTCAAGAGGAAGACAATGAGGACGAGGAAGAGGACCTGCCCATTCCATTGATGGGCAACAAGCACTACAGAGGAGGGAAAACCGCGATGTTAGCAGAACTCGCTGGACGGGTCGCTGCCCTGGAGACGGAGCAGAAAGCCCGCCAAGACACCGACAGTATGAATGCCCTCATCCGGGGTGCGACGCAGAGCCTGAGAGACTCAGGCTGGTCCGTCCCCACCTCTGCCGTGGCAGCGATGAGGGAGATTGCTACAGGGGCGAAAAACCCCCAGGCATCCGTGCTGAAGTTCACCGAGAGCTACAAGCAGCACGCACCGCGTGACCCCGCCTCGACCTTTGAGTCCCTGGAGGGCAGCGCGAAGAGCGAGGCCGAGTCCGATGTTATGAAATTTGCGGAGATGGGTCCTGGGACCCTGGAGAAAGCCAGGAAACTGGCCCACGAATACGATAGCCTGAAGGCTACCGGCTTCGACTTCCGGGTATCGCGTGAAGACCACATCCGGGAAAACCTGAGTGTTAAGGAGTAAATAATGGCACTTGCAGCAAGAGCCTCATACGAATTTCAGCCGGGCGGGTTAAAGATTGCCCTCGTCGTGCTGTCGGGAGAGGTCATTTTTGACGGAGCCTTAGTCGGCGTGACCAAGGCTGGTGGTGGTAGTTTGAGCACGGACGGCTATGCCCAGAACTGGGGACCGGACGTTACCGGCGAGATGATATTTGTCGGGATGGCTCGCATCACCGACCAGAACTCAGGCGATGGAACCGATGACAAGGTCACCGGCGACGGGACCCTGGAAATTGAGGTCGACATCTCTGGGCCGATTATCAAGAACGCGACCGTCGCGGGCCTGGATAACATCAACGATGTCTGCGATGTCGTGTACGCATCCGATGACAACACTTTGACGCTGACGGCGACCACAGGGTCGACAGAGATTGGTATCGTCACCAGGTACTCCGGGACTTCCGGCACCGGCGATGTCCACCTGTTCCCCTTCATCACGCACGCTGGCTCATTAATTGGGTAATTTGAGAGGAGATTGAGATGGCTGGTTCGTTAGTGGCTAGCGGAGCAAGTTTTTCTGCGGGCCTGAGGAGCGAGGCTCTGAATTCGTATCGCAGGCAGTATGACGCCAGACAGGAATTTGTAGGCAAAATTCTGAAGGAAGTACCCTCCGACAAGAGAATCGAAAAGTACTTTTTCTGGAATTCGGCACCTCACGCTGTGCGCCTTCCTCGCGGTGAGGCCTACCGTCACAAGGCCTTCGGTGGAATTCAGTTCTCAGTGGAAAACTTCGAATTCGGAAGAGCCATCGACTGGCGCAGGATTGACCGGGAGGACGACCTTACCTCGTCCCTGGTCGAGAGAGCGCGGGACCTTGGTGACAGCATCGGCCTCTTGAACGAGCGCATCGCTTTCCAAATTATCACCGCAGGGTCAGATAACGACCTCCTGGCGAGCATTCCGAATGCTCCCGACGGTCGCGCTATCTACCACGCGAACGATGTCGCATCGGGTAACCGGTTCGGTGTCAGCGGTGGCAATATGGAAGGTGACGGTTCGACCACGGCTGGCGCAGCCGGTGGCACGGCGACCTCGGCTGCTATCACGACGGACTATTACGATGTCCGGTCGCGGTTCACCAGGATGCAGGACACCGAGGGCCAGCCCCTGTTTAACCCCTCCGTCACCGACGGTGAGGCCCTGGTCATTTACCCCGCAGCGAAGATACAGGCCTTCCAAGAGGCCTTCATCCGCGAGCGCGTCGTGGAGGGCAGCTCTACGCCCACGAATGTCGTGCAGGAGGCGGGCCTTGCTCCGACGCTCTGGACTACCCAGAGGCTGACGGGCAATGACTGGTTCGTTTTCCTCACCGGCTCCGAGCATAGAAGTCTTGGAGTTCAGAACCGGGAAGGGATTAGGACTGTTACTGCCACATGGGAAAACAGTGATTTATCGAGGGAGACTGGCCAGGAATCGATTCGCTTCGAATGTCGCCGTGGATTCTTCGTCTTTGTTCCCTATACCACTTGCCAGGTAAATAACGCTCCTGGAACCTAATTAGGAGCCATGAGATAGGGGCGTGTCCGGCAGCACAGGACACGCCCTTTTTTTTCTTTTTAGAAAGGACAGCAGGATGCCAGAGACCGAGACGACGACCACGACCACGACGACGACCCCTCCCGCGAAGAAGGAGGAGCCAAAGGCTAAGGGTCCCCTGGACGAGAAGTTTAAGGGGAAAAAGAGGTTCTTCCTCGGCATACAGGTGACCAAGGATGGCGATGTCCCCATTCACAACCTCAGTATCGCGGGGGTCGTGTTTCAGGTGTTCACGCAGCAGCCTGGAACCTCGGAGAACATCCGGGGCCGGAAAGCTCCGAAGAATGACGGGTCGATGTGGCTGACCCTGAGCGACGGCGAGGCCGGGGACTTCCTGGAGATGACCCACGCTACGATGTCTGCCGTCCTGGAAAACATCCCGCACTATTGGGTCCGGTGGTACAAGTCTCCCGATGCGGAGTCCGGCGACCTCGTCGTCCGGCGTGCCGAGGTGTTCAATATCAACGAGGGGGTGATGACGAAGGACCCTGATAATCCTGGGGCCTTTAAGCAGGTCGGGTATCGGTGGGATGTCGAGGAGGGCGATGAGCCAATGGCAAGACACCTGGTGCTCCTGCCCGCCGACCGCCTGCACGAGTATGGCTCCCGCGAGGACCTCGACACGCTGCCGAACCTGGAGGCCCTGTATCCGAAAATGGGCGAAGAGCCTGAGAGGAAGTAGTCGATGGCCATTACACAGGACCAGGTAGAAACGACTGTGGCAGATTGCTGCAGGATAATTAATGAGCTAATAAAATACGCCTCCGAGAATTCTGAAAAGTTCACCGGTGCCTCGACCAGCCACGAGGCTGAGTTCATCGGCAACCTTCAGAGCGAGTACAGCAACATTCAGGGGATGGTCGACTCCGTCGAGAGCTTCAGGTCCAGCCTTGCCAGCACGGTCGCCCTGGGCCGTAGCCTGCTGACCCCGGCCATCCTGGAGATGGGCAAGGTGCTCAATGTTCCCGAGACCTCCGCAGAGGGTATCCTCGGTCGCCTCTACCTCCATATGAACGACGACGGGCATCGGGTCCTGTCGCGGAATTTCACCTTTGGAACTCCGACGGGGGCCACATTTAATACGGGCGACGGGCAGATACTGCGCCTGAACACCGACGAGAATGCCTACTCGATGGAGGCCCAGACCCCTGAGACGAAAAGGGCCATCTGCACCAATGATGTCCATTCGGGTGCTGCGAAGCACGAGGAGGTCTTTGAGCTGCGGGGCCAGGACGCGGAGAGGGACGGCCTGAAGATAATCGGCAGCGGGTCGACCGGCTCCCTGCGTGCGCTATCGGCCAGGGACTCCCTGCGATACATCTCGAATGCGTCCTTCAGCGACTACTCCGGGACCACCTCTGTCCCGACCGCCATCAGCGATTGGACGGTTTCGACCGGCAGCATCAACGACTGCGAGATTGAGACGACAAATTATTACAGAGACTTCGAGGGCGACGGCACGCCTGCAGCCCTGAAGTACACCGGCAGCGTGAAACTCACCCAGGCGTTCACGGTTCGCTCCGCGACCTTCGACCCTGGAGTGCCCCTCTACGCCCAGGTCGCGGTTTACAAACCGACCTCCGGCACGGGGGGGACGGTCAAATTCGCCGTAGGCGGTAAAGAAAAATCCGTCGGCGTGAACTACCTGGCTACCAATTGGAATGTTCTCAGGCTGGCGGGCAACTCGACCACCACCGCAGCCCAGAATGGTTTTGACGGGGGCGGGAACGAGAATAACTGGTTCGCCAATTATAACGAGTCCGATATGGACATCTCCGTAGAATGGTCCTCGGCCTCTTCGGGCGACTATGTCCTCTTTGACGATATCGTGATGGGGTCTTACACGCCCTGGTCCGGTGGCTGGTACGCAGCGGTCGGCGGGGGAAACGGTGCGACAGCGGGGGATATGTTTTTGCGCGATGATGAGTTCTCCTGGAGTGACACCGCAACTGACACGGCGATTATTCAAAAAATGCTGTGGCGGTACTTCGGAGCCTATCTCCCCTCGACCACTTCGACTACGGCAGTGACATTCCCTGACCCAACCTAATGGCCCTCTCAACAAACACCACCAATCGATACAGCTCGCAGAGGCTCATCAACCTCACCAACCCGGACCTGCCGACCGCGACATCGGTCGACTCTGCCAGGTTGGGCTACGCTTGCGACGATGTCGAGAGTGAGTTTTTGAGTGTCGTCGGACGGGCCTATGACGAAAACGCCTCCACCGCAGCCCAGGATATAAATGTGGCCGTGGAGGGCGTGATATCGAAATTGATGATGCGGGCTAGTGGGGGCGAGTCCTCCCGGATGGCCCACGAGGACTACCTCGAGAAGCTGAAAAACCTCCGCAAGAGGGTCGTGCCGAAGTCGACCTCGATGCTTACCCCGACAGCCGAGGACCGGGATACAGGGCAGACCGTCCGTCCCCTCTTCGACCGGGCGAAGTTCGACAAGTTCGTACCAGGGCATCCCCGAGCCAATGACCGCTAAGGAGGTGCTTCATGCCATCTATACCAGAGCCTACCAGGGACGACCCTCTCTGGCTTAGTCTCCGCAAGATACTGAACCGCCTGGAGGAGATGCCCAAGGCGATGAGGTCTGATGCCAATGTCGGCATTGATTGGATACTCATTTCCCAGACGCAGATGGCGTTTGTCGAGGGGGGCCTCGGCGGGGAAAAATGGCCTGTTCGGTATCCGAAGATGCAGTCGCCCTTTATCAACAAGGCGGGTGCTCTTGACCGGCTGAACCGGGGCCTGGGTGTCGTGCCGAGCCTCTTTAACCGCACGCCTGTCCTGCGCGGGACCACCGGGTTTCTCCTGGACGCGGTGTCGCCAGGGAGCACGCGGTTCAGCCGAATGGCAAAGACCAACACGGTCGAGGTCGGATGGGGGTCGGGGCCTCCGAGACAATACGCTGCCCTGCACCAGATGGGGGGAAAGAGTCGCCAGCGGATAACCGAGGCTGCGGGGCGCAAGCTCACACAGGAGATTAAGAAGGCCAAGGGGCAGAAGAAAGAGGCCCTGGGACGGATGGGCTTCGTTTTCACCCAGGATGTCCTGGTCACAAAGGTGCATCGCCGTCCTATGCTCGGCATAATACCGGAAACCAAGGAGGAGATACGGGAGTTCCTCGTAGACTATGTCGAGGGGCGCGTCCCCGTCCCAGGAGTAGAAGATAAATGACCCTCGCCAACACCCGTAACCTCTGGCGGTTCACCGCAGCCATCTGCAAGTCGCCTACCAACCTGGCGACCGCGTTCCCGCACGGCGGGGATGCGCTCGGAATTATCGGGGACTTCGTTTTTACCTCGGAGCCAAATAATGTAGAGGTTCGTGCAGAAGAATATGGGGACTGTGTTTGTGATTATTTGAGGACCTCGGAGAAGGCGGTTATTACAGGCGTGCTTCGTACCTGGGATGACGAGGCCATCAGTGCCATATTCCCCAACACCTCAAATACCGGGTCCTCTAATCGGCAGCTAATTAAGTCGCAGGTGGCGGGGGCGGGAATGACGAAGCCTGGAAAATTGGCCTCTGCCGGTTCGTTCCCTCTGCTTATCAGTTCGGACGCTCCCGACTACAACCCATCCCTGCTCATTTTTAACGCCATCCCCCTCATCGACACCCAGATGAGGCTCTCGAGTTCCCCGGCGGTCGAGGGCGGTTTGGCGATAGCCTTTCACGCTGCGCCTGACGACGAGGGCAAGCTGTACCATATGGGCCTCCTGGAGGATATGACGCTATGAGTTTCAGCGACGGTATCGCCAATCGCCTGGGCCTCCTCTCCGTCAGCGGAAAGATGGAGAAGGAGACGGCCAGCGTCCTTGTCGATATGCTTAAAATGTTCCTTCGCGGGGGCGGGACGGTCGACCTGGACGATTGGCTTTCCCTGGACGACGAGACCCGCGTGGCCCTTGCCACAGCAGGCGATGAGGTCTTCGTGGAACGCCTTACACGGCTCGCGGAGGGAGTATTGGAGGCATCCGGCGCGGGAGGCGAGGGGGGCCTGGACACGGCCATCAAGCAGGCTGCAGAGGAGGCCCTGAACAACCTATGAATGAATGGCAATTCTACCTACAAGCACGCCATCTCCTGCGCTCGGCGGTATGGCCCGGAAGTTCTACTAAGGTCTGGGGGAACCAGGTGTATATCACGGCGGGGCCGACCGAGGATGCTGTGCCTCAACTCCCGCCACCATTCGCCCTTATCCGGCCTGGCTCCGCGCAGGCCGACCCTGAGTTCGAGGATGAAATTGTCCTGAGCGTCGAGTTCGTGGTGCAACTGGTCACCGCGCTACCCCAGGATGTCCTTGGGGAGATACCCCTGGTCGGAGGCAGCAGGCCGAGCGAAACCGCGTCGGGGGGGATGGGCCTCCTGGAAATTCAAGACCGCCTCTACAGTGAACTGAAGCTCCTTAATATCCAAAACGGGGTCATCATTCAAAACCGTGGCCGGGGCGTGGTGGCAGCAGACCAGGTTCCCCAATATGGCTACGCAGCCTACCGGGACTATAACTTTGAGTTCCTCGCCAGCGTGGACCGGTACTATCCCGCGCCGACCTCCTTTAACGCCACCGCCTCGACGGGGGGCAGCGTGGCTCTGTCCTGGAAACTCGCACCGGCCCGGTTTGACCGCCTGGCCCTCATTCTCCGGCGGGCATCAGGCACGACGGCTCCCGCGACCTCGACCGACGGGTCCAGCGTGAGCGTGGGGGCGACCGACACCAGCAAGAGCGATACCGGCCTTTCCTCGGGGAGCCATAGCTATTCCCTGTTCCAAACCTACGATGAGCGAACTCCCCAGGGGACCGGCGGTTCCCCGACGACCCAGACTGATGTCTCTGACCCCGTAACCCTGACCGTGGTGGTTCCATAATGACTGTGCGAATGGATGATGCTGTTATCCGAGTGACCGTGGATACCACCGATGCGAAAAAGCAGGTCAAGGAGATGATGAAGGCGCACGGCGACCTCAAGACGGAGCGCAAGGAGGGTGAGAAGGGCGATAAGAAGAAAAAGACCGCGCAGAAGAAAGAGGGGATGTTGGGCAGGATGGCGGTCGGCGGTAAGGCGCGGATGCGGGCCTTCGCCCATCGGCACGGTCAAATTGGAGGTGGGGTCGGGATGGGTAGCCTGGGTGCTGTTGCGGGATACGCAGCCCTCGCCATTTTCATTCAGAGGCTGGTTTTCCCGGCCATACAGGGAATGATACAGGAGTCCTTCGGGCCTGAAAGGGACCCGGAGACCGGGAAACCCAGAGAGAAGGGATACCTGGAGAAAAAGATAATGGCCATCGTTGAGGAGACCATCAAGAACCTGGAGAACACGGTGGGCGAGTTGACCGTGCAGGTCGCTGCCACGGCCACCTCGTCAATGACGGCCCTGGACTACGCGAAGAAGGCTGCTCTGCTGACGGGCGAGACGATGGACATCTCGGAGGTGAAGGATTACTTCTTCGGGGTCAAGGCCTGGAACGAGCACCTGCTAAGGATGCAGCACTTCGGTACGCGGAAGGCCGGGGAGCAGTTTGGCGCAGCCCTTATGAAATTGGCTAAGACCGGAATGGGTGGAACAGGACCGAGATGACAGAAAGCCTAAGAGACCTGAAGATTGAGTACGGCGGGGTGGCCTTCGGCAACACCAGCGGGAGGCGTATCGACTCCCGTGCCGGCAAAATAACAATGGAGCGAAGCACGGATGGGTTTCGCCTGGACTTCAACCTGCTCATTACGGCAGCAAGCCCCTCGGCGTTTGCCACCGAGGTAGCGACGGTGGAGGAGGCCCTTCGTAAGCCATTCCAAGACCTAAAGATAACGGCGGGGGATGGCAATGCCAATGCGGTCATCTACTATTTCACCCACGACGGCACCGGGACCGATGCCAGCCTGGGATACGATGCCGAGGCCTCCATATCGAAAAACGGCGACGAGGCCGACACCGCCATCTCCCGCCTCTACCGCGTGACGATTAGCCTGCAATTACCGCAGGACCAGCTAACCAGCAACCATCGAGAGGGGATGCGAAACACGACCGTCGGGGTCGCCTATAGCCCCTCGAGGCGCAGGACCATCACCATTTCGGGCGAGTGGACGGCGGTGGGGACGGATACCGCCAGGGAGCAGTACGAGGACAAGATAGCAGCCAGGGCCAGCGCGGTCCTCACCTCTATCGGCGGGTCCTCGTCGTGTTGGGAACTGACGGATGAGCCTATCGCGGAGGTTGACGACACCCGCGACGGCTCGAGCGAGCAGGGCAAGGGCAATGTCATCCGGTTTTCCCGCACCTACCAGGAGATTATCTTTAAGCAGGCGGGCGCAGCCGATGCCTCTGGGTCGGGGGCCATCATCGGCGGGGCTGCCGTCCTGGATAACCCGGACATCGTTGACCAGCAGTTCTCCATCCACACGAAGGTGATGTCGGGGGCAGAGGATGCCAACATCCGTCGCCTGCAGGATGTCTCCATCAACTTCTCTGCCGGTATCGCAGTCTCCGCGTACCTGGGCCGGGAGATGAAAACCCTGTATGACACCGAAATAAGGCGGTACCTCCTGGACGAGGCTCTCTTCTTCCTGCCCGCAGGGGCCAGGGCGATAGTCGAGGAGACCCCCAAGTACGACCTGGCGAACAACACGATAGATGTGTCCATCACCTTGCAGGGGATGCAGCCCCAGGGCCTTCCTATCGAGGGCAGCGTTACCGTCTCCGACACCTACGGGACCGGCTGGACGACCGTTCCGGTCTGGGCCGAGAACAATATGGAGAAGTATGTGTACCAGGGGCCGGGGAAACGGACCCGGAACATCGTGGTATCGATGCGCTATTTTGAGCACGAGATGCCCGGTGGCAGAAGAAACCCTCTACCCTTCGGAGGCTTCAGGCCAACGCGGAGGGGGGGCTATACGATAAAACAGGATACGCGGTATACCCGAGAGGTCATCGGTCGCTCGGGAACCTCCATCTATTACATTCAGAGGCAGGAGACCTTCGAGATTGAGTATGTCAATGTCAATGGTGCGGTCGGGGAAAACCTCGATATCCTCTTTGAGGCTATCGGCAGGGCGAATGCCCCGCCACCTGGCCTCGCTCCGAATGTGGCCTTTGAAGTTGGAATGCCCAGGGGTTAAATGCCCAGAGAGCAAATAGCCACAGCCACGACCTGCAAGCTCATCGCGGGCGAAGCGAGCGTCGACCTCCTGGCCTCGCAGTCTGTGCGGTGGAGGCTTCAGGCTGGCGTAGAGCCTGTCATCGAGGAGTTCTCCATCAGGCCAGCAGACAAGGCCATACTCGAGGCGGGGATACGGGGCCTGCGGGCGGGCCTCCCCGGAGGCTTTGTTCCTGGAGGCACGCGGGGGGCGGGCCGGATGAAGTCCATCAAGCTGCAGATAGAGTCCGTCGCAGGGCATCGCAGGCCGAAAAGGATAGTGTTCGACAAGCTCTACATAGTCGACTTCCTCCCTGGACCCAACAAGCACCTGGTCACCGTTCGCGTGGCCGACCGGCGATACTGGTGGCAGTATGGGTGGTGCCTGCGTCGCTTCAATATGACGATGAGGACGGGTACGAAGAGGGTGATGGACGATGGCAACGACCTGCGACCGGCCCTGGACCACCACGGCTACCGGGACTACAGCCTGAACAATGGGGAGATATGGAGCCACGACGAGATTGTCGATGAGGTCTACCAGGACTGTATGCTGCCGGAGGCTGAAAACCTGGGGGGCCGGGCGATACGGGACATCCGGCGAGCACCGTCTTTTCAGCAGTTCGCGGGGGGCGAGGCCACAGACATAACCAGCGACAACATCGAGTTTGATGACCGGGCAGACCAGGCCCTTGCCAGGGCCATCTCCCAGGTCCCCGGAATGCAGGTGTTCGTGGACGCGGTGGGGAATGTGGTCCTCTATAACGACCACGATGAGGGGGAGAAGTTTGATGTCCCTCCGGCTCACAATATGATGGAGATTGAGAATGCGGGCCACCTGGACTTCGTGAAAAACAATATGACCCGGCCCTCCTCGGTGCGGGTCAATTTCACCTACGAGGCCGAGGTGAAGTTCTCGTTCCGGGGCCTGGGTGGGCCAGGCGCATCCACCGCCATCATCACACCAGATGCAAAGTTGGAGGGCTTCATCGTAGATAATGTCCTCCCCCTCTCTGACCATAAGCTGACCATCACAGATACGGAGTCAGGCAAAAAACGAGAGGTGGCGACGGGGACCTGGGTGGAGATTAACGACGACTTGTTTAAGGCGTGGGGGGCGGTTCGCGGTCTCGGCGGTGGGCGGGCCTTGCAGCGAGGCCCCAGGGCAGACCGGATGGACTACCCTGGACAGTTGAAGTTCATCCACCTCCTGCGCGGGGCGGTTCCCTTTATGGATGCCTGGGGCTTCGTGGCTCTCTCGGGTGCTGCGATACCGGAGGTTGACTGGATGGGTCGCATCTCGGCCTGCGCGGGTCATTTTCGGAGGTCCTTTCGCCTGCCCCAACTCTTCCTGCACCGCATCGTAGATGTTAAGCCCTGGAGGGCCTGTATGCTCGACCCCGTCACCGGGACCAGGGCGAAGGCCAGCGTCTATGCGGACTACTCCATCGTCCCCAACCAGCGAATTTTTATGCGGGACCCCGACTGCGACCTCTTCCTGATGAATGTGAAGGGCTACGACGACCGCGTGAATGTGAACAAGTCTAGTGGCATCCCTGCGATGGTGAATATTTCAGATGGCGAGCAGGGCATCTTCAGCGTGGAGTATCTCCCAGACCCTGGGCGAATGTATGCTCAGTTCATCCCCGGCACGATGAACCGAGATAATAACCCCACCAACGACATCAAGCACGGGGGGCGACACATCCGGCCCATCACCTGGGACGCAGCCAGGTCGGGCGGGGGCCTCCCTCAACTCGAGGCCGATTGGAAGGCCCTGTTCGTGATGACCTGCATCCCAGGCGCACCGAATAATATGGGGCAGTGTTTCGTTCACGAGGTGAAGTTCGAGGACATCCACACGAAGCTGCCGGTGGCAGCTAAGGAGGCGGGATGGGATGCCCAGGGGCCTGCTATGGAAATTCATGTGCCTGCGAGCGTGGCGACGGCCCGCGTCGCCTGGACGGAGGAGGGGGTGAACGACACCAAGCAGATATTTGGTATCGGCCTGGGGAAATTTACCCCAATGGATGCCCTCAACCACCGAATGTCTCTCTCGAGGAGGCTGCAAAACAGGGTGGTGAACTTTGGCGATGGCCGGTTTGACAAGACCGGCGAGGACCTGAAGGCGGTCGCGGAGGCCTATGCCCTGCAGACCTGGACAGAATATATTGACCGCATCGAGGGCCGGGCCTCGAGCGACCTTCAGCAGCCGGTGCAGGTAGGCCTGGCCCCGGACGACCAGACCCGCGTCGGCCCTGCCCCGATGATGCGAGATGGCGTGGGGCCTCGAGGACACCTCTCGACGGTCTCTTTCGAGGTATCGCCTGATGGCCGTGCTACCAGTTCATTCTCCCTGCCGGAAAAGCTACCTGCCTACCAATTCTTCTCCTTCCTGGACTCCGGGACGCGGGCGGTCGTGTTGGGCTTGGCGAGCGTGGGGCTGAAAAAGTGACAATGCAGGCCCAATATCTTACTATCAGGCCCGCGAGGTTCGCCTGTGTGCGACTTTTGATAGGCCCTGCGAGGCTTTCTACCACCGAATATCGGCGTTTAGGAGAGGCGAAATGGGCGTAATTGGCGATAGCAGGCGACCGGACGGGGCGGGGCCGGGTGTCCTGCCGATGCGCCACCTCGAGTTTGACGAGCAGGGCATCGGCCTGGATATGAGGTGCTGCGTCCTGGGCGTGGAGATTAGAAACAGGGAGGAAACCGGCGAGGGTATGGGGGGCTACCTTTACCAGCCCGGAACTATCGGGGATATCATCGGCGGTCAACTCTGGCCGGTGGACGCGCACGCCACCGACTCGAGGGACATCCCCGCGTGGCGTTTCTCCTGGCCCTCGCAGGTATCCGAGCGTTCCCTCGGGACCGCGATGCCCTCGAAATACCTCCCCCTCAAAACCCTGTCCACGATACAGGAGCAGGCCGACCGGGAGCAGGCCGAGGGGCAACTCAAGAGCAGCACCGAGGCCTGGGTCCGAGACACGCGGTTCCCCTCAAAGGCCCGCCAGTTTGATGACCGCATCTGGTTCAGCGACTCCCCTCACGATAAAAACGAGTTGATACTCTCCCCTGAAAAACAAGCTGCCCGGCTCTGGCAGCGGTTCCCCGTCGGGTACACCGGTCTGACGATGGGCCTGAACCGGGAGGACCGCGAGGAGACCGTGTTCCTGCCGACCGACGCACGCCTGGTATCGGACTGGGACTCGCTCTTTGGCGACTTTGGAACCTTCGTGTGTGACCTGGGGGAGGTCGAGGGGGGCGTTGGCCTGGAGACAAAACGGCGAGCACCCTTGCAGGCTCTGTGCCGGGTGGTCCCTGGCAATTTCGGTGGCCCCTGCGATGGGGAAATTCCCACAAACTCCGATGTTGCGACTAAGTGGGGAACCCTGGCCCTGAACATCGGCAAGACCCCACAGGTCAATTCTACCTGGGGTGGCGTGTTCTGGGACCATCCGTGCGGAGGCCATGTGTCTGCCAAGTCCCAGGCGGGCGAGTCCGCAGCCGACCCGCGAACCGGCCCAGGCGGGCCTCTTGATGTCGGAGGGACTAAGGCAGCGGGGGACGGGGCCGACAAGCATTTCCTCATCACCGACGGCGATGGCAAGGCCATCAACTCGATGCACATCTCCCTGGACGCATTCTACTGTCGCAGCGGAGACGAGGGGGATGCCCCTGAGTTTGACGCTCCCCTGAAGCACGACGGGGAGAAGAAGGAGTATCCGAAACACGCAGATGTGTGGCGGGAGGTGAAGTTTGTTTACGATGCAGGCCTGACGCACCCGCACCCGTGCCTGGACGAGGAGCTTGAGGGCAGGCACATCTGGCTGGCGGGATGCGTCTCTGAGTACGGGCAGCACACGCCTCCGCAGGGTTCGGAGGCGGGAGGGGCTGCGATTAACCCAGACCCTCCGAAGC